CTGTGGAAGTGCTGGCTGAACGAGAAATGATTGGCGATAAGGTGTATGTCCGCACCAACATTCGTCAGAAAGAAACTGTGTCTACAGAAGGTGAGACGCTTGACAAGGTGTGGCTGTATGATGAAACAGTCTACACAACTCAGGAATATATTCAGCTTCTGGAAACTGCTCTTACGAATACCACCGTGATGTCTGATATTATGTTTGTACTCAATTCTGAAGAAGGCAAAATTGATGATACAACGATGGCTGAACACTCTTCCAGCTTTGACACTTGGCGTACCAATATCAGTTATGTACAAGGTAATATTAGACGCCACAATGGTCTTCTGTATAGATGCGTACAGAACCACACTTCTCAAGATGACTGGACTCCTGATGTGTCCGCAAGTCTGTGGACATTGATTGCAGACCCTTCTGAGGAATGGCCTGAATGGAGTCAGCCTATCGGAGCTCACGACGATTACGCAAAGGGTGACAAGGTTGCTCATAACGATAAACATTGGACATCTGATATAGACGACAATGTTTGGGAACCCGGTGTATATGGCTGGACAGAGTATGTTGAATAAGGAGGTACGATATCATGATTGACATTACTATGATTATTGAAGCTATCATCGCTATTATTTTGGCTCTTGTGTCCACTTTTCTTATCCCTTGGCTCAAAGAAAAGCGTGAATCTGAAAAGTATGCCAAGGTATTTGATATCGCAGAACAGGTTGTAGGTGCGGCCTGGGAACTGGATATCACCGGCGAGCTTGTTCAGATGGGCGTAACGAAGGTGGAGTATGCCTGGACGGAAGCTAGAAAGATTCTCGCAAGTAAAAACATCACTGTAGATGATGACGAGCTTAAGGCGTATATTAAGAATGCCGTTGCTCAGCTGAGAATCAATCGCGGAGATACTTTTGAAGTAATCACAGCACCTGAGAACACCGATGCGTAAGCGTATGGAGTTCTCCAAGAAGATGTTGGTCTTTCACATTTTCATTTCCGTCTGTCTGTGTGTCACAACGATTGTAGGAACCTTCAAGGGTGTCGATGTTACAGCTGTCGGCATCCTTGCAGGAACTTCTTTTGTCACAGACGGAGCCTGGGGCGGATTTTATTATTGGAAGTCCAAAAATGAAAATCGAGCAAAATATGCTCAAAAGTTCGTTAAATCGATGGCGGATAAGTATGGAATTGACGCTGTGTGTCGAATTTGCGAACTCGTACTCAAGGATTAGGAGGTAATCATATGAGTAATTCACCACTCGTTACATATACGAGGCTATCCAAGAATAAGTCTACTCGAAAGAGTGAGATTGATTCAATCATTATTCACTGCATTGTAGGCCAATGGACTGCGAAACAGGGTTGCGACTATTTCGCCACAACTGATAGAGAATGCTCTGCCAACTATGTCGTAGGCAAAGACGGCTCTATTGGTCTTTCTGTAGAAGAAAAATACAGAGCTTGGTGCTCTGGTGGTAGCGATAAGAATGGTAATCCTATTCGTGTAAACGGCATTTCTGGTGCTGATTTTGACCACCGTGCTATCGCTATTGAGGTTGCCAGCGACACCGCTGAACCTTATGCTGTTACTGATGCGGCCTATAAAGCTCTCATTGAATTGTGTGCTGATATTTGTAAGCGTAACAACATCAAGGAGCTTCTGTGGAAGGGCAATAAGAGTTATGTCGGAACTGCTCAGCAGAATATGGGTGCTCACAGATGGTTTGCCAATAAGAGCTGTCCTGGTACTTATCTGTATGAGAGAATGGGCGACATCGCTTCCAAGGTTAATGCTAAACTCGGCAAAGCAGAAGAAGTTCAGGAGGAAGTGCTGTACAGAGTACAGACAGGTGCATACAGTAAGAAGGCGAATGCAGATGCTCAGCTCGCGAAAGTTAAGGCCGCAGGTTTTGAGACCTATATGGTTAAAGTGGGTAGTCTGTATAAGATTCAGGTTGGTGCGTATAAGAACAAATCCAATGCAATCTCAATGGCTTCCAAGCTGAAGAAGGCGGGGTTTGATACTTATATTACTACACAGAGTGGTACACCTGTTGCCGCTTCTACGCCTGCTCCTGCCGCGACAATTAAGGTTGGCAGTAAGGTAAAGGTTAAGAACGGTGCCAAGACTTATACAGGCGGCAATCTTGCATCGTTCGTCTACAAGACAACTTATGATGTCATTCAGATAAGTGGCGATAGGGTTGTTATTGGTTTGGGTAAAGCTGTCACCGCCGCGGTGCGTAAAGATGACCTGACCGTCGTGTAGTGCATTCCTACCTTATTATAATATATGCGTGAAATGCGTGGCGTTTGAATAGTTTTCAGCGTCACGCATTTTTCTTTAATTTTCTTAAATTTGCTATTGCAATTTAGAAATGTATGTAGTACAATATAATTGACGGAAGGAGGAAGAAAATGGTTAATATCACGATTGCACAACCCGTCAAGTTAAAACCTACATCACTCTCTAAACTTTCAGCATTTGTATCATTTGACTATGATGCAGAACTCGTATCTATTGTCAAAGAGCTTGGAACTCGAGTATATCTACCGGAACAGAGAAGTTGGGAAATTCCAGAATCCGCTGTGCCTATGCTGATGCACAAGTTGAAAAAGTACGATGTAATGCTTACAGGCGAAATGAAGCACGAAAAAGAGCAGGAAATTATTCTGCCTGACGGCTTCACTTTCAAGACAACTCCCTACAAACATCAGATTGAAGGAGTTATGTACGGCCTGGAAAACGATGCTTTCCTTCTTGGCGATGACCAAGGTCTTGGCAAAACAAAGCAGATAATTGACATCGCTCTTTGCAGAAAAGCATCAGAAGGTATGAAGCATTGTCTCATTATCTGCGGAATCAATGGTACGAAGTATAACTGGGCAGATGAAATTAAAATTCACAGCTCAGAAGATGCCTGGGTGCTTGGAACTCGTTACACGAAGAGAGCTCCTGTAAAGATGATTGAAGGCGGAACGAAGGAGAAACTGGAAGACTTACAGAATATTCCTTCTCAGTTTTTCTGGATTACAAACATTGAAACTCTTCGCGGTGGAGCTTATAAGGAAGGTAAAGCAAAGAACGCCAAGTATCGTTTTCCTATTGCAGAACGAATCCAAGAGCTTGTAGACGACGGAACAATCGGAATGATTGCTTTCGACGAGGCTCACAAGGCAAAGAATCCTGATTCTCAACAAGGGCGAGCACTTCTGTCTATTGAAGCTAAACATCCTATTCCAATGTCTGGTACCTTTGTACTGAATAATCCTTTGGATTTGTATCTGCCTCTTCGTTGGGCAGGTTTTGAAGACCACAGTTTCTATCAGTACAAGAACCATTATTGTGTAATGGGTGGGTTCAACAATAAGGAAGTTGTCGGATATAAAAATCTGGACGAGCTCAGAACTATCATGTCAAAGGTGATGTTGAGAAGAACAAAGGGCGATGTACTTGACTTGCCGCCAAAGGTTCACTCTATTGAGTATGTAGACTTAACGACAGACCAGAAGAAGCTGTACAAAGAAGTCAAGGAGCAGATTGTAGACTCTATCGACAAGATTAGGATGCACCCAGACCCGTTGTCTGAAATGCTTCGTCTTCGTCAAGTTACAGGTGCTCCAGAGATTTTGAGTACGACTTGCACACAGTCTGCAAAGCTGGACCGTCTTGTAGAGATGATTGAGGAAATTTCAAGCGTGGGTGAAAAAGCTATTATCTTCAGTCAATGGTCTACTATGACAGACATAATTCGTGAAAAACTCAAAGATTATAATCCTGCATATATTACAGGTGATGTAAAATCTGAGTTACGAATGGGCGAAGTCAATAAGTTCCAGAATGATGACACTTGTAAGGTTATAATCGGTACCGTGGGTGCTATGGGCACAGGTTTAACATTGACAGCGGCATCTACCGTTATCTTTGTTGACGAGCCTTGGAACAGAGGCTTGAAAGACCAGGCAGAAGATAGAGCACACCGCATTGGTACTCGTGGAACCGTTCGTGTCGTTACTCTCATTGCCAAAGATACCATTGATGAAGGTATCTACAATTTAGTACAGAAGAAAGGAAGAATGGCAGACTTTTTGATTGACGGCAAAGTTGATAATAAGAATGTCAACGCCGCACTTGACTATCTGCTTTCGTTCGGTGCTTAATCATGAACAAACTCAAACTATTCAAAGGGGTGGTAATATGCCTTACCGCAGTCGCAGTCCTACTCATTATTTTATCACCCAAGCCCAGTAACAGGATAAACTCTACTGAGCCCGCACCATCACAATCTTTTACTGCAACATCTACTCCGCCGGTTGTGGAAAACCCTGTGGAAAGCGTGGATAACTTTACGGCAGACGAAACAGTTGAAGGAGCTCCTGCATATACAGATGAAGAGCTTGAAATTCTCGCTATTATCATTTATCAGGAAGCCGGAGGCGATGCTTGTTCTAATGACACGAGACTCAAGGTAGGTAATGTCTTTCTCAACCGGGTCGCGAGTCCTTACTTTCCAGATACATTTGAAGAGGTTGCAACTGCTAAAAGACAATATGGTAATCTTTACTGGACGGGCATTAAGTGGCCCGATAGAGCAGAGCATGAAGGAGAAACTCACGCTGTTCAACGAGCCATTGCGTGTGCGGTGCGTCTTTTAGAAGGAGAGAGAGTGCTACCCGAAAATGTTATCTGGCAAGCAGAATTTGAACAAGGTGATGGTACATACTGTTACCAGGATGGTATTTATTTTTGTTATTCGGAGGTGAATGAATGAAAACACTAAATGAAGGGTATATTTCTGCCCGACGAGCAGGAATGCAGATTGATATTTCAGATGTAACCATCTATCGATGGTACAAGTGGTGGGAGAACGATAACTTCCCTAAACCGGAAGGCCTTTACCTGCCGCCTTACTACTTCAGAGACAGACGCAGAACAAAGTTCTTCAAAGTTGAAGACATTCCGCATCTGCAGAAGTTCGCTGAAGATATCAGAGGGCCTTATAAAGGATGTATGGCTGACTTCAATGCCGCTCTCCAGTGGGGCAAACGAGGAAGCAAAATCCTTGAGAATAAGGGAACTTCTAAAAAGGAAGTTCATGATAAATTTTAAGGAGGAATAGTACGATGTCCAGAAAATCAGTACCCCAAACCAAAATGCCTGACCAAGAATTAGGCGCCGCTATCCTGAATTATCAGGATGTAAAAAAGCAGGAAACGGCTATCAAGAAAGTCGTATCCGAGCTCAACGAAACCATTAAGACTGAGCTACAGAACAGAAATGAAACTGAGTTTATTGTAGGCGATGTTAGAGCATCTATCACAATTACTCCGAAGCAGGAAGTAAATGAACTTCAGGCCATTGAAATCCTGCGTAAGGCTCTCACTCCTGAGCAGTTCAGCCAGTGCGTAAAGACAAGAGAGTATATCGATGATGATGAATTCGAGCGTCTTGTTTATGCCAAGGAAGTTGACGCAGAAATTCTTATGCCTGCTGTCACTCCTCTTGCTCCTACTGTTACTTTGAGATTAGGAAAGGTGAAGAAATAATATGAAGATTATTAAGCCCACTTTTGAAATTCTTACCCCTATCAACAAGGACGAAGTTCTCAAGCATCTGGAAACTGTCGCTCGTACTTGCTATAAAAGCGAGGATAAAATCACGGAGCAGAGTGCTCCTAAAATGGTGAAGGCTCTCATTCGTAGTCAGCACCTTGCAATGATTGAACATTTCAGCGTATCTGTTAAGATGACTGTTGACCGCGGCGTGTCTCATGAGATTGTTCGTCACCGTGTCGCGAGCTATGCTCAGGAATCTACTCGATACTGTAACTACAACCAGGGTAAATTCGGAAACGAGATTACCGTCATTGAACCGCTGTTCTTTGAAAAAGGAACACCTGAATACATTATCTGGGAAGAGTCTTGTTTGCAGGCTGAAAAAGCATATAATGAACTTATTCAGATGGGTCGTTCTCCTCAGGAAGCTCGCTCTGTGTTACCTAACAGTTTGAAGACTGAAATTGTAGTCACTATGAATCTTCGTGAGTGGATTCACTTTTTCAATCTTCGTGCTCTTGGCACAACTGGAGCTCCTCATCCTCAGATGAAGGAAATCGCACTCATGGTTCTCGCAGAGTTTAGTAATCAGTTGCCGGAAATTTTCGGTGATATGTATTTCGATGCAGTTTAAGGAGGAAATAGTATGGAATTCACTCAAAAAGCAAATCAGAAGAAAGTAAATGCTTTCGAAGACATCACAATCGCGATGCGTAATCTGTATGAGAAGAAAAACTTCGACTACGGTGATAGTTTCGCCCAGTCCTTTGAGAAGTGGGGACTTCCGATGTCTTGTATTCGTCTTGGCGATAAACTTAATCGCTTGGAATCGTTCGCAAAGAACAAAGATATGCAAGTAGCTGACGAGTCTGTAACGGATACTCTCATGGACCTTGCCAACTACGCAATCATGACCATCATTGAAATTCAGAATAAACAGGAGGAAAAGAACAATGGCTGATATTATCAGATGTAAGTATGCAGGAGACCCTTCAGATGAAGGTTGTAAGGTGTGTAACGGTATTAAGCTCGTAGAAGGCGACGCTGAATACGATGCAAGCGAATGTGGCGGCTATGAACCTGAAGAGCAGGCTGTAGAAGAAGCTGTCAATGACGCACCCGCAGAGCCCGCTGAGAATAGCGGAGATTCGCACGAACAGGACGAAGTGGGTAATTTACCTATTAAAGGTATTACCAGCATCATTCGTGCCGAGAGCGGCGTCTCTCGAGAAATTAACGGCACTTGGTACAAGTTTATGTTCAGTGAAGAGCGTGTACTGCCTGAAGGTGCAGATGTCGAAGCAGAAAAACAGGCCCTTTGGGACGCTGTAAACTCTGAAGTTGACGCTCAGGTAGACGCTGTTATGCGAGGTTAAGAATTTTTTATACAGCCCTTGCATTTCTTGTGCGAGGGCTGTATAATTATATAGTAAAGGAGGCTATATATAATATGGAAATTCTAAATCTCAACAGAAGTGTAATGAAAAACTTAGGAATCAAGGCCGCTGTATTGCTGTCAGAGCTCAGAAGTCAAGAACAAGCTGTAATTGAAAACGGCGGCTTCTACAAGGACGGATTTTTTATCATGCCTTGGGGCGAAATTGAAAAGGAAACTTCTCTTTCTAAACAGCTACAGAAAAAGAATCTTGACATTCTTGTTTCAGCTGGAATGGTGGAAAGTAAAGTAGTCTTGGACGAAGACACAAGAACACAGGTCAAAATATTAGCGAAGGAGGTCATTTAAGTGATTAAGGATGAAAACTTTTATGTCGTCCAAGGCTGGATGATAAATAAATTGAATCTGAAATCTACCGAACTTCAAATCTTCGCTATGATATATGGATTCACACAAGACGGCAAATCTGAATTCAAAGGTAGTTTGTCGTACATACAAGATTGGACAGGAGTGTCCAGGCCAACTGTAATAGCTACTCTCAACTCACTGATTAACAAAGGTCTTATCATTAAAACTACATTTGAAAATGGTGAAACAAATAGTTATCGTGTTGCAGGTAGTAAAGAATCTTTACTGGGAGGTAGTAAAGAATCTTTACTGGGAGGTAGTAAAGAATCTTTACACTATAATAATACAGATAATAATATAAATAAAGATAGGGTTTCTGCCAACCCTCCTTCGTCGAGTTCTGCAGAAACTTCGTCTTCTGAAACACCACATTCTTCTTCAGGAGCAAGTCACTCTAAACCTACTTCAGGAAAACTTATATCTTCTCCGAAGACTCGAAAGTCTGTAACTCAGAAAGTCAACTCCTTCATCAGAATGTGTGAAAAGGAGACCGCCCTTAAAGGGTACCCAGTAGCTCTTCAGAGAGAATTGCAGAAATTTTTCATTATGCTGGGCGAGTCAAATACACTATTGCCTCAGACGACGATTAAGGAACAGCTGGCGGCTTTGGATAAGCTGTCTGCTGATAAACGAGTGGAAGCTGTCACAGGCACTTTACAGCACGGATGGAAATCTCTTGTGTATATGTGTGATGAGCTGTCCGGTAAGAACAAGAAAAAGAATGACCCCGCCTTTATAGGAAATAGTCAGCCCAAGGCAATTGATGCTCCTCGCATCTCCAGAGATGAGCAGTTACGAAGGGCGGTTGCGAATGGAGAGGAGGTATTCTAAATGAAACCAAAGGATTGTTGGTATTCAGATGTGTGCAGTCTTGCTCCTCAAGAATGTGGGCCTACTTGTGTACGCTTCGCCGAAATGCTGGAACTCGTGAAGTTGTCCAATATTCCTGAATATCAGTGGAAGCCTGCTCAGCTCACGGGCGGAGAGGATATTAAAGTGTTTCGTAGACTCAAGGCCATTAAAGATGATATCAAAGAGTGGGTACGAGGCGGAAATAGTTTGTATCTGTATTCAGCGAACTATGGAAATGGAAAGACCAGTTGGGCGATTAAGCTCATGCTCGCCTACTTTAATCAAATATGGCGAGGTAATTGTTTCAAGTGTCGCGGCGTGTTCGTGTCTGTTCCTGAGTTTTTTGATAGGGAACGACAGCGTATAGGAGCCAAGGATGATGAATTTGAATTGATACGGGACAACCTAATTAGGTGTGACCTCGTGATTTGGGACGATATTTCGTCCGTTAAGATGTCTGACTACTCAAGAGCGACGCTTTTCAACATTATAGACGCTCGTGTGTTGTCAGGCAAAGCAAATATATTCACCGGTAATCTTAAAGGCGATGAGTTGCTGGATATTTTAGGAGGAAGACTCGTTAGTAGAGTTTGGAACACTTCTGAAATTTTGGAGTTTGTCGGGGAAGACAGGAGGGTCGGAACTAAATGGTAGAACTTCAAATATTGTCAAAGGTATTGAAAGATAAAAGTATGTCGATATTGACACTTAATAATATCACAGATGATTACTTTCTTACATACCAATCAGAGTATGAGTTCATAAAAGGTCATGTTCAGGAGTATGGAAATGTTCCAGACAGAGAAACCTTCTTGGCAAAGTTTCCAGACTTTACGATTGTAGAAGTTCATGAAACAGACAAATACCTTATAGACACCTTCAACGAGGAGTATCTGTACTCCAAGGCTGTACCGGTTGTCAATAAAATGGCGGAGCTTATGCAGACCAATAGTACGGATGCCATTGAGTATCTTTTGACTCAGATGGATAATCTTCGTGTGCGGTCGGCTGTGATGGGTGTTGACATCATTTCTCAAGCTCGTAAGAGATATGAAGAGTGGGAAGAAATGAGAGATAACCCGGAAAAGTTTCAAATCTCTACAGGTTTTGACCACTTGGATAAAATCATTGGAGGTTGGAGACGCGGCGAAGAGCTTGTCGTCATTTTTGCTCGAACTGGTGTAGGTAAATCTTGGTTGCTTATTAAGTCTCTTCAGCACGCCTGGCGAACAGGGTATAAGGTTGGTCTTATTGAGCCTGAAATGAGTGCAAGTAAGACCGGCTATCGTTTTGACACATTGTATGGACACCTGTCTAACAGGTCAATGGTACGAGGCGAAGAAATGGATGACTACGGTAAGTATATTGAGGATTTGGAAACTCGACAGACTCCGTTCTTCGTAGCGAGTCCAAAGGAATTTGGGCGACGCATAACTGTATCTAAACTTCGTTCTTTCATTCAGACAAACAATATTGATATACTTGGTATCGACGGCATCAGTTATTTAACGGATGAAAGAGCCAAGCGAGGTGACAACAGAACTACGCAGTTAACTAACATTTCAGAAGACCTTATGGACTTGAGTATTGAGCTCGGAGTTCCTATTATTGTTGTAGCTCAGTCTAATCGTGAGGGAGCAAAGGATGACGAAGCACCGGGTCTGGAAAACATTAGAGATTCTGATGGTATCGCCTATAACTGTTCTATTGCGTTGAGTGCGAGACAAAAAGACTCTAAAATTGAGCTCAATGTGAAGAAGAATAGAAATGGTGTCACAGGTAGTAAGCTGAGTTACCTTTGGGACATTGATACAGGAAAGTTCACATTTGTAGAAGATGAAGACAGTGAGGAAGAACACGCAAGGCCTCAGACAAAAGCATCTACAGATGACGATACTCCTCCTTGGACCACTCAGAATGCTCCTGAGTATAAAGACGGCACGGAGGTGTTCTAAATGTTCTATGTCAAGGGTGCTCCTATAATGGCAGATGAAGTGGAAGTTCTGTACAAGTTGAGAGATGATTGTCTTTTAGCTGGTATGAATCTTTTCCATCGATTTAGAATGTCTGGTAGTAATGATATTATGACAACCTGCCCTTTCCATAAGGGAGGGCAGGAACGGAAACCGTCTTTTGGTATTTCTAAAGTAGATGGAACTTGTCATTGTTTTGCCTGCGGCTGGGTAGGAAGTTTGCCTGAAATGATTTCCGCTGTGTTTGGCTACAATGATGATGGAGCCTATGGCGAGAAGTGGCTCTCTCGCAACTTTTTAGCTCTCAGTATAGAAATGCGTAAGCCCTTAAACCTGCAAATGTCTCGCGGTGTCTCGCGGCGACAGCAACGGGTTCCGGGCTTTACAGAGAAAGAGCTTGACAGTTATCGTTACATTCATCCATATATGTATGAAAGAGGGTTGACAGATGAAATTATTGAAGAGTTTGATATTGGTTACGATGCTCGGAATTCAGCAATTACTTTTCCTTGTTATTATGCTGATGGCTTCCCCGCTTTTATTGCCCGCCGGTCTGTTAAAACGAAGTATTTCAATTACCCAGAAGATGTTGAGAAACCAGTGTACGGAGCCGATAGATTTTACAGGCAACAATACGACTTCGCAGTGATATGTGAAAGTATTTTTAATGCTCTCACCTGTTGGAAATGGGGATTACCTGCTGTGGCCTTATTAGGTACAGGAGCCAGAGAGCAGTACGATATATTGAAAAATCTGCCGGTGAGAAAGTTTATACTCGGTTTGGACCCAGATGAAGCAGGACGAAAAG